AAGCCGCCTCGGCCTGCTTCAGCGCGGCGGTCTTGGCCTCGATGTCCTGCTGGATCTTGCCCTTCTGACCGAAGATGTCGAACGTGATGTTGTTCGCGGCGTCCTGCAGTTCGGCGATGTCGGACTTCAGGGTTGCAATGCCCTTGCGCTGGGCGTTGCCCTCCCAGTCGAACATCTTGTTCCCGAAGGCGTCGATGCCCGCGCGCAGGCCGCCCGAGTTGAACGCCTTCAGGATCTCGTTCATCGCCGGCAGCAGGTTCTGCAGCAGCGAGCGGCCAGCATCGGTGGCGTTCTTCTGGAGGTTGAAGAGCGCCTTGTTGAAGTCCTCGGCTTGCTGCGCCTGCTCGCTGGTCACCTTGCCGACGAGTTCCGTCTGCTCGGCCAGGTCCTTCAGGAAAGGCGCGGCCTCCTTGACCGACTTGCCGAAGAGCTCCTGCACCAAGCGGGCCTTCTGGCCATCGTCGGCGAACTTCGTCAGCGCGACCGCGGTCTGCCGCAGCGCCTCCGCAGGGTCGATCTTCTTCAGTTCCTCGGCGCTGAGGCCCAGCGCCTTGAGCGCCTGGCCGGCGGCGTTCTTACCGTCGGCCTCCTTCAGCACGTTGTTGAACTTGACCATGATCCCGGACACGGCGTCGAGATTGGTCCCCGTGCGCAGCGCGACGTCTTCCAACGCGCTGATGTTCTCGATGCTCGCGCCGGTGGCGTCCTTCACGTCGTTGAGCGCGTCCAGGCCATTGATCAGCGACTTGCCGAAGGCGACCGCGGCAATGCTTGCGGCAGCCAGCGAAGCGCCCACGGCGGCGCCGGCCTTGGCAACAGCGGCGTCAATCTCCTTCGCGCGACGCTCCGCCGTCTTGGCAGCGCGTGCGAGGTCCGTCTCGAAGGAGCCGGTACGGGCCATTAAATCCACCGTGATTCGCCCAATAGACATCAATTCACCTTGCTTCGTGACTTGTCACGATGTATGATCTTGGAATGGCAAAACGATCGGGCATATACACAATCACGCACGTCGCCAGCGGCAAGCAGTACGTGGGTCAATCGGCCAGCATTCGAGATCGCTGGCTTTGGCACAAAAGCTCGCTCCGCCGTGGCAAGAGCGCCAACCGCATCCTTCAGAACGCGTGGACCAAGTACGGCGAGGCCGCCTTCCTCTTCGAAGTGATGGAGGAATGCGACCCAACCGACGAGGCTCTTTGCGCGCGCGAGCAGTTCTGGATCGACACCCTCAAGCCAGCGTTCAACATCGCCCCTGTCGGCGGCACAACGCGCGGCCTCAAGCACCCTCCTCGAAGTGAGGAGTTCAAGCGCCGCCAGAGCGAGGCAAGGAAGGGCTACAAGCCATCCGAGAAAACAATTGCCTTGCTGCGCCAGCGCGCCGCCGAGATTCAGTACCGACACCCGCCCGAGGTTCGGGCACGGATCTCATCCGCACTCACCGGGCTCAAGCGGTCACCAGAGCACATCGAGAAAACGCGAGCAGCCAACATCGGCCGCAAGCACTCGGCTGAGCACATCGCCAAGCGCGTCGCCAAACTCAAGGGCCACGTCTGCTCCGACTACACCAAGGCCAGGACAGCCCAAGCCAACAGGGAGCGCCTCACCGGGACCAAGCAGTCCGCCGAACTCATCGAGAAGCGCATCGCTCCCCTGCGCGGGCGAAAGCGCGACCCGGCACTTGTCGAGGTCATGCTTGCTGGCCTACGCAAGAGCCGAGAAGACAAGGCCGCTCCGATCAAGGCGCTCATCGCCGCGAACCCGCACCTCAACATCACCGAACTCACCAAACTGACAGGCGTCTCTTTCAAGACGACCAGCAGGTACAGAAAGGAACTCCTATGCCAGACACCCCCGCCGAGCGGCAGCGCCGGCGCCGCGCAAAGCTCGCCGCAGATCGCGGAGCCTTCATCAGCATCGCCCTCAGCGAAGCCGCCGCGGCAAAGCTCGCTCTTTGGGTAGCCAAGGGCGAGACAGCGACGGCGGTTATCAATCGCCTGCTGGCCCGCTCTCGGCCCTAGCGTTTGCCTCGTTTTTTGACTACTCGTCGCGTGACGCCGCCGGCCCGGAAGAGCTCGCGATCGGCGTCGGTTTGGCCGTCTGGCGGCGGCGGCTGCAGCCAGTCAAGCCGCGTCTGCACTTCACCGCCCCCCAGGCCCACGGACACGAGTGCCGCCGGCCGATGGAAGCGATGGAAGTCGTCGAAGGGATAGGCCCGATAGAACTCGAGCCAGTGCATGTACTCGGCCTCCGTCATGGAGGCCTGCCATTCAGCTACTGTTCTTCCGCCGAGGGCGAGGGCGAGGACGTGCCAGAACCATTCGTCTCGCTTGGCGGCAAACCGTTTCCCGCGTTCTCCCCGGCCGGCGTTTTGCCGTTCACCTCGAGCACCACCGACAGGAGTTCACTCTGCACCGGGCCCTTGAGCTTCAGCGCCTGCTCGTAGGTCATGGCCTTGCCGCCGTCTTCCTCGCACAGGCACTCGGAGATGAGTTTCGCCACGCTGCCCGCGCGGATGTCCTCGTCGTCCGACTGCTCGGCGATCTGGAACTTGCGGTAGGACACCGCAGGCAGTTCCTTGAAGAACAGGACGTGCTCGGAGCCGTCGCCCAGCTTGACGGTCCGCCGGTGAACCTCGGCGGACACGAAAAACGCCGCGTACTTGGTCATACGGTCGTCAGATCCCAGGTGACCTGCCCACTGCGCTGGATGGTGATCGTGCCCTTCCAGATGTCATTCGCACCGATCTCGATGTTCACGTCCGACACGTAGCCGGAGAAGATCGCCGAGGCGCGATCGGCCACGCCCTGCATGACGGAGCCCACCGCGGTCGGCGCGGTCGCCGCGTCGGAGCTGTAGATGCCCCAGGACATGACGGCGCCCGAGGTCTTCAACGCAATCAGCGCGGTATGGCTGGCCTCGTCCTTGTGGACGTTGAAGGCGACGGTCACCGGGGACGGAGATCCGAGGCCCGAGACGAAGGTCCGGTCTTCGCTGTTGTCCAGGCTGCTGGTGTCGATCTGATCGCGCGGGCCGCCGAGGCCCGAGAAGCTCGTGATCGCAACTGCGCGGGTGGCCGTGGTGGCGGCCGAGGCCCAGAACAGTTCGGTTTTCTGACTCTTGATAACGCTGCCCATGGTGATGGCCTTTCTTTGAAGGAAAAAAAGGCCGCTCAGTGGCGGCCCGGTGGTTGAAAAAGTTGAGACCTCAGCGAATCACGATGAAGTCGAATGCGTAGCTGATGCGGAAGCGCTGGGTCACAGGGTCGCGCTCGTCGACGACGTAGGCGATCAGGTTGGCGGCCGGCTCGAGCGCGGCGCGCACCGCGGCGGCCAGCGTCTCGACCTGCGTGTCGTCCTCGGACCAGCAATCCACTTGCACGCGCATGACGTCAGCGTCCGCGCGCTCCAGGGTGTTCTCCGCGAAACCGCCCGGAACGCTCCACGTCACATAGGGCTTGACGACGTCCTGCGGCGCGCTGCCGTGGCGATACGCGCGCACGGGGGTCGTGCCGATCAAGGCCGTGACCGCAGCCGCGCCGCTCAGCAGAGGGAAGACCAGAGGCAGCATCAGCGGGCACCCTTCGAAACTTTGGCGATGGCCTTGGCGATGCCCTTGTTCAGCTCATCGACCACCGTTGCCAGCGCCCGCTCTTTCGAGCTCATGAAGGCCGGCGTCATCCAGGGTTCGGCCTTCTGGTGCTCGGACCCGAACTCAAGCCAGCGCCCGGTCGCGACGGCCTTGGTGTCACGGCCCTCGTACTTCTTGCGGCTGATCATCACGCGATAGCGCTCGTTCGCGCCGCTTCGCTTTGGGTTCGGATCGCGCCGCACGACGACCGCCTTCTCGAGCGTCTTCGTGCTTGCGTAGCCGCTCGCCTCGGTGTCCAGCGTCACCTTACGGATGTTCGCCCTGGCTTCCTTCTGGATGACGTTTCCGCCCTTGCGAAGCGCCACCGCAACCGGGCCGCCGCGCTTGCTGACGATCTCCGGCGGCAGCGCTTTCAGCTTGGCCAGGACGTCGTCCAGACCGTGCAGGGTGCGGGTGTCAGTCATCGAGCGATCCGTGGCCAGTGAAGGTTTCCGGCTCTTCTTCTTCCGGCTCATCCGGTGGTGACGGCAGGAATTCGCAGCGAACCGACACGGGCGCGCCCATGGCAAACCGCACATCGAACCATTGAAGCCCCTTCGGCAGGTTCAAAGCCTCTTCCAGGTAGGCGCGAATCTCGGCGCCCTTGCCGGTGTTGGAAAGCAGCATGTTCATCCTTGGTTGGCCCCGGTC